CATCAGCACCAGACGCTTTCGTTAAGGGAGTTATGGAAGGTGTAGATTGGATTTACGATGTAGCTTCTTCTTCATGGGAAGTGGCGAACACATTTGACGAGATCGAAGAAGAGATCAAACAGACTGCTAAAGTCTCTACAGCAGAATTAGAGATTAAAGCGGCCGCATTGTTTGAGAGATTTGTACGTTCTTTGTCTAAATAACAATTTTTATAAATAGTAATATTGACGATAATTACTTTAAAAGGAGAAGTTAAATGAGTGAATTAGAAAAAGGCGTTGATCTTGATCTAGACCTCGAGGAAGCGAAAGCAACTGGCGTGGATGCAAATTCAGCCGATGCCGTAACTCCCGAAGGTGGTGTAGACAAGTCTAAAGCTAAAAAGAAAAATGCAGGAGAGAAAGCTGATAACGTAGAAGATGACGTTAAGACTCCTCAAGGTACTAACAATGCAGGCGTACATGAGTCTATTGAGCGTTTGTTCGATGGTTCAGATTTATCTGAAGACTTCAAATCATCTGCTGTAGCGATATTCGAAGCCGCTGTTCATGAAAAAGTACTAGCAGAAACAGCAACTTTAGAAGAAAAATTTGAAAGCGATCTTCAAGAGCAAGTAGAAAAGTCTGTTGAAGAAATTGTAGAGAAAGTAGACCAGTATCTAGATTACGTTATGGAAAACTGGATGGACGATAATCAAGTAGCAGTTGAAAGCAACATTAAAGTAGAAGTTGCTGAGTCAGTACTTGAAAGCGTTAAAGGTCTTGTATCTGAGCATAACCTTGAAATCGATCAAGAAACTGTTGATCATAATGCTGAACTTGAACTTGCTCTTGAAGAGTCTCAAGTTAAGTATAATGAGTTAGTAGCTGAAATGATTGAAGTTAAGGAAGCTAAGTCACAAGCTGATCTAGAAGTCGCATTCAAAAATGTTTCTGAAGAATTAACAGACACCCAAGCGGAAAAACTGCGTGTTCTATCAGAAGGTATTTCTTTTGAATCAACTGAAGACTATTCTAAGAAATTAGAAGCAATCAAAGACAACTACTTCGTAGAGTCTGCGCCTGCTCCAGTTGCTGAAGAAGAATCAAATGATCTTCTACAAGAAGAGACTGTGGAGAATGCACAACCTGTATTAGATCCGTCTATTGCAAGTTATGCTGAGTCGCTTAACCGCTTTTCGAAATAACAAATTTTATAAATAGTAATAAGTTAAAAATCTCAAATAAAGGAGAACCATAATGAGAAATGAAGAACTAATGAAAAAGTGGGCACCGATTCTAGAGCATAATGCTCTTCCCGCTATTTCTGACTCGCACAGAGAAGCTGTTACAGCAACTCTTTTAGAAAACACTGAAGCCTCTATTCAAGAAGGCTCAAGCTTAGGCGGAACTGGTGTTTTATCAGAAGCCGCTCCTGCTAACGCAACTGGTAATGTTGATACTTATCAGCCTGTATTAATTAGTCTTGTACGCCGTGCAATGCCTAACTTGGTTGCATATGATATTGTTGGTGTTCAGCCAATGACTGGACCTACTGGTCTTATCTTCGCTATGAAGTCTAAGTATGCATCTACTGATGCTGGCGTTACTTCTGGTGACGAAGCACTATTTAATGAAGCTAACACTGGCTTCTCTGGTGCTGATAAAGACGATACTGGTGTTTTGGGTCATGAAGATAACTCTACTGGCGCCGCTTATGTTGATCAAGCATTAGCAACTGGTCAAGGTACTGTTGACGCAAATGGTAATCTTACTGGTGTTGCAACTGGTCAAGGTCGTTTACCTGGTCAACAAGAATCAACTGATGGTTCTGGCGACATTAACGAAATGTCTTTCGCAATCGAGAAAGTTGCTGTTACTGCTCGTAGCCGTGCATTGAAAGCTGAGTACACTTCAGAACTAGCACAAGATCTTAAAGCTATCCACGGTCTTGACGCTGAAACTGAGTTGGCTAATATGCTTTCTGCTGAATTGCTTGCTGAAATCAACCGTGAAGTTGTTCGTACTGTATACACAAGTGCTACTCCAGGTGCTACTGACGGAAACACTGCGGCTAAAGGTCAATTCAACCTTGACGTTGACGCAAATGGCCGTTGGTCAGTTGAGAAGTTCAAAGGCTTGATGTTCCAAATCGAGAAAGAAGCTAACGCAATTGCTAAAGCTACTCGCCGTGGTAAAGGTAACATCGTAATCTGTTCATCTGATGTAGCTTCTGCTCTTCAAATGGCTGGTATCCTTGACTATACTCCTGCTCTTAATAACGGCTTGAATGTTGATGATGCTGGTAATACTTTTGCCGGTGTTCTTAACGGTCGTTTCAAAGTATATGTTGATCCATATGCTGAAGCACAATACTTAGTAGTTGGCTACAAAGGCACTAACGCCTTTGACGCAGGTATCTTCTACTGCCCATACGTTCCATTACAAATGGTTCGTGCTGTAGGCGAGAATAGCTTCCAATCTAAGATTGGTTTCAAGACTCGTTACGGTATGGTTGCTAACCCACTTACTAGTGGTGGAGCAAACTCTAATATCTACTACAGACGAGTATTGGTTTCTAACTTACTATAAGTTATTAAACAATAAGATTCGGGTTAACCGAGCGAATTTGGGAGTCTTTCGAGACTCCCTTTTTTTATGCATATAAATAAGTAATATACTAGAGGAATATTACATGGCAACACTAACAACAAATGTAAACTTTTTGTCCCCAATCGAGTTTAATCTTTCTCTCGACAGGCTACCTAATGTTCAGTTTTTTGTGAAGTCTGTAAACATACCAGGCATATCGTCTGGACATACAGAAGTATTTACTCCATTTAAGAACATACATAAGCCTGGCGATAAACTCACATATGAGGAGTTTACTGTTAGTGTTATATGCGATGAAGATATGGTTGCATTTAGAGAAGTATCTGATTGGTTAGTTGCGCTTACATATCCAGAGAACTTTCAACAATATGCTGGCTTGAATCCTAAAACTGTTGGAACATCAAGTACCGAGCAATCACAAGTACAATCAGACGGTTCTCTGATCATACTAAATAGTAATAAGAAAGCAAATGTTACTATTAAATTTAACGACTTGTTTCCAACATCAGTCGGATCTATTCAGCTCGACACATCAGGCGCTGATCTGACACCACCAACATTTGATATAACTTTTAAGTATAACGGATATACTATAAAAGTTTAGATTGACATACAGTGTGATTTAGTGCTATACTTACATTAGTTATACCTGTATTTTTAATTATGGAGATTATGAATGAAGCTAGAAGATATTATTGACTCGTGGGAAAAAGATGGTCCTGTTGATGCTATAAACATCACAAACGAATCTGCCAATACACCAAAACTTCACAACAAGTACTTCAAGATATACATGGGCGAGGGATATATTCTTCGCAAGATGAAGGCTGACTATAAGAAGTTATTCAAGCTAAAAACTGAATATTACAGAGGCGAACTCGATGTCACTGAGTTAGCACAGTTTGGTTGGGAGCCTCAACCCCTTAAAATTCTTAAACAAGACATTCCCTCATATCTAGAAGCTGATGATGATATCATTGAATCGTCTCTAAAGATTGGCGCACAAGAGCAGAAAGTTGGCTATCTTGAGTCTATTCTAAAGATGATTGGTAATCGTGGATTCCAGATAAAGAGCATTATAGATTGGGAACGGTTCAGAACAGGTGCATAATTTATGAGCGATGAAGTGATTATAGAAGCAGTCAACGATGTCTACGTTAGGATTCAAGCAGAACCTAGCGTTAAGATGGAGTTGTCTGATCACTTTACATTCAAAGTACCTGGCGCAGAATTTATGCCAAGCTACAGGAACAAGATTTGGGATGGTAAGATAAGACTTCTGAATCTGATGACTGGTATGATCTATCGTGGACTTGTACCATATATTCTAAACTTCTGTAACTCAAGAGAGTACGAAGTCACAGTTGATAAGGGCATTGTACCAGACAATGAAGTACAAGATACAGCAGGTTACGATTTAGCCAAAGAGTTTGAATCAGTGTTTACGCCTCGTGAGTACCAGAACAATGCAGTTGTTCATGCACTTAAACACGAAAGAGCATTACTACTCAGTCCAACGGCTTCTGGTAAGTCTTTTATTATATACCTGTTAACACGTTTCTACACAGAGACACTTGACACAAAAGTATTAATTGTAGTACCAACTACATCACTCGTTGAGCAAATGGCTTCTGACTTCACTGAATATAATGGTGGTGAAGAGTTAGACATACACAAGATACGGGGTGGAGTTGATAAGAATGTGGATGCTCAAATAACGATCACTACATGGCAATCTGTCTATAAGTTAAGAAAGGATTGGTTTGCTAAGTTTGGTGTTGTAATAGGCGATGAAGCACATCTGTTTAAATCTAAGTCTCTAACATCTGTATTAGAGAAGATGCCTGACTGTCGATATCGTTATGGATTTACTGGAACACTTGATGGAACGCAGACACATAGATTAGTACTTGAGGGTTTATTCGGATCAGTATTCGAAGTAACAAAGACAAAAGATTTGATTGATGATAACACTCTAGCAGAGTTTGATATCAAGGCGTTAGTGCTTCAATATCCCGATGAAATACGCAAGCTAAATAAGAACATGAGCTATCAAGAAGAGATCGATTGGATAGTTAGAAGCGAAGCAAGAAACAAATATATACGAAATCTTGCACATGGACTAAAGGGCAACACACT